TGCTTTTACCCTGCCGCACTTTGGACATCCGGTTCCGTTGATATGCGTCCATGCAACTTGATCAAAAGGCCCGTGCTCCGGGCAGATGATCGTCAGCTTTTCCGTTGCGCCATTGAACACAGTTGAATCATAGTCGTATCGATCTCCGTGTTTAGCCTTCGCCTTGGCAACCCACTGTTCTGTCGAGATGTGAGTGCTTCCGAGCTTCGTTCCACGCTTGGCCGGCACCATGTGGGCGGTGCATTCACCGAACCATCCGTTACGAAGCGCCGCTTGCATGGCGCCGTACTCAGCGGTTCGCCAACCCTGCTTGGTCTGATACTTTGCTGCTGAAACACGACAGCTTTCTAAAGTGTGCGCCATCAAAATCTCCTGTTGATGGTTCGAAGAATAACACGAAACTTTTCAAAAGTAAATATTTCAGGCAAAGAAAAACCCCGCCGAAGCGGGGTTTCTTGTGGAGCTTCGCAGGTTAAGCGAGGTTGCCGGCGCCGACGAGGGCGCAAGCCATCCACTGCTGGTTCAGGAGGACGGAGACACCGTACCACTTGGAACCAACGTAGCCGCGCTGTGCCAGCGGGTCAGCCGAGTCGCGGTTGCCGACCGGGATGATACCCAGATCGAACGACTTGGCGCCGCGCAGGGCGACCGTGCCGTAGGCTTCCTGACCGGTGATGATCAGCGGATACACGTCGATGTTGGTGCCACCGGTGGAAACGCAGCCCGTGGTGCCGACAGCAGCGCCGCCGTTCTGGAACGGAACCAGTTCGGGGGAGGCGACGAAACGGAAGTTCTCGAAAGAACCAAGCTCGTTCTCGTGCATCGGCTTGCGGGAACCGTAGGCCGCAACCGGGGTGTAGCCCGGGAAGGCGGTGGCGTCACGCAGGTCGGCGTCGATGTCGGTCGAACAGAACACGATGAACGCGGCTTCGATCGGCTTGGTGCCGATGTTCGGAGTCGGGGCCAGAATGCTGGTCGGCTTGCGGGTATGGTTGAGCATCAGCGAGCGAGCGATCTTGCGCAGCATCTTCGCAGTCAGCTTGCCATCGACAGTCGCCAGCGTGGTGCCGGTGCCGCCGTAGAAGCGGTTGGTCGAGGCGCGAACCTTGGAGTACAGCTCCAGCTCACGGATCAGCATCATGCGCTCGGCCACTTGGGTCTTCAGCGCATCCTCGATGTCGTCTTCATACATGTCGGCAGCGACATCCGAGAACGAGTAGAGGCAAGCGTACTGGACCATGACCGCGGTGATGTCCTGAGCAACGATGCTGTCCGGGGTCGGGGTGACACCTTCGGCCGCAAGGTTGTTGGTCAGGATGGTGGCGACACGGTTCGAAGCGTCGCTTTCAACCGTGCTGGCCGGATTGACGTTCTGGACCAGAACGTTCGGGTTCGAGACGGTCGCGTTGTACGGAACCCAACGACGGAAGATGATCGTGTTGGATGCGTTGCGCGGCAGCTCCTTGTTGGAAGCTGCGAGACCCAGAACCTCACAGGGGATGGCGCGGGAAAGAATCTCGCCTTTTACTTTGCCGATCCGGGGAGTTTGGGTTGAATAAAGTTGACCTGCCATTTGTGGTGCCTCACGGAAAAAGTTAGCGATACGAGTTGGTTTTGTTGCTTTTTCGCTCGGCCACTGTGAGGGTCAGGCTGTTGGTCGGCGTCGTTTGAATGGCGCCATGTGCGAAACTTATATCACATTTTGGATATTGTCAAGGGTTCCATATAAATTTTCTTTGCTGGCACCCGTTCAACCTGAAGAGCCCCGCCGCCTCGGTATCTGCCCGCTTGAAGCTGCCTGACAAAGCCACGCCGGCCTGCCAACTGATCCGCCGTTTGCCATCAACGAAGAAGGTCTGCGGATTTACGGTGCGCCCGGCATCCTCCCAGCCGGCAGCAAGATACCCGGCACCAGTATGCTTTGCCAGATCACAGTAGCTCAGCAATTTTACATTGAACCAGCGCATCGCCCGGCTCAGGCCGCCGACAACATTGACGCCGATCTTCACACACCAGCGGGCAAGCTCGTCACGGATACGTAGAGCAACAGCAACAACCTCCCCCTCATAAACTAGGGCACACCCGGAACCACCAACACCCATTCCCTGAAGGTGATTCGCCTCAAGGAAGGTTCGCTGCTCAGCACCGGTCGTCGGAACGATCTTGCATTTGCGTGCCCAGATTTTCCTGCTTGCACCAACCAACACGTTTGTCAGATACCCCTTGATCACCTCGCGATTCAGAATCCATTCGTCTGACCAGATGTGGATCAGGCGATAGCCGGCAGCAGCGGCGGCATCCGTCTTGTTCTGATGATACTTTCGATCTTGATTGAATGCCGTCGAATGATGCCAGATGCCGTTAAATTCGACGGCAACCATCTTGGATGGGATGACAATATCCAACTCTTTGCCGCCGAGAATAGTGCGATCTCCAGCAAAAGCATCAGGGCAAATGGAGCGTACAAACTCGAATACCTCTGCTTCCAGCTTGGATGTCCCCGGGGTGGTGCATGACGGGCACCCGCTAGCTTGATGGATGTGGTTAGATGCTATCTGCTCAAAGGGGCCGTGGGTCGGGCAGATGATCTTCACCCTACGGATTGTGCCGCGGTAGTTTATCTGACTGTAGTCGTAGGCGTTACCATGCACAGCCAGCGCCTTCTCGATGAATTCCTGCTCGGTCATTGATTGCGCCCCACCCGTCCTCAAGTCGGCACAGCCCTTGCACCCCTTGCCGCACAAATGGTTGGCCGGTGTTTGAAAGAATGAACCGTGCTCAGGGCAAACGATTTCAACCTTGTCACCGTTGTCGCGCCCATACGCAACCTTTGAATAGTCGTAGGTGTCGCCATGTACCGCTCTCGCCTTCTCGATAAAACCATCGGTGCCCATGCGACGTGCGTCCGAAGCTTTCTTTCGACCACACGTCGGACACTCGATGCCGGCCATGTGGTGTCCGGGGGTGGTTTCAAACTCCCCATGCAAAGGGCAAACGACTGTCACCGGAACTTTCGTTCCACGGTATTCCACTTTGGAGTAGTCGTACTTGTTGCCGTGCGTTTCACGAAAGCGGGCGACGACAGCGCCTTGAGTTAATTTCTTCATGGTACCCTCCTGTTGATATTCTGGATTGTGTCATAACAACGTCGGCCTGTCAATACACCAGACAATAAAAAACCCACCCTTGTGGGGTGGGCTGGCTATCGCCGAAGGTCCAACAGGGAGACTATTCGTTTTGCTTGGCGGCTTTCGCACACGACGGCGCGGCAGCGGCATACTCGCTGGTGCAGAGGATTGCAAGGGCATCTTCCTTCAAGCCCATGCCGGCAAATGAGCGTGCGGTTTCACGCTTGCCACATTCGTTGTCCGTCCAGCTGGTGCCGATGCCAATGCTGAAGCCCGGGCCGGAACCACCGACAGTCGAACTGCCCATACACGGCGCCGTCGGATAGACGTTGCCGAGCGCAATACCCGGGGTATTCTTGACCGTGTAGTCGCCGCTGTAGCGAACACTGGTGTCAGCGGGGATCGGCGCTTCATTGACCGTCAGGCTGTTGCCACCGTTGCTGTTGCGCACATCGGTCGTAGTCAGGTTCTGGGCATTCGACTTTGCGCCGGCCTGCGCCGCAGCAAAGGCGTTGGCGTTGTTCCGCACATCGTTCGAGATGCGATTGCTGATGTTGTTGGTATTGATCAGACCTTGGGCCTGACCTTGCAGTTGGCCTTGCATCTGACCCTGTGCTTGGCCTTGTTCTTGACCTTGCACCTGCGGGCCGTTACCGCCACGATTGTCGTTGTTGGCAAAGGCCGAGCCACCGAACAGACCAAAGGTGAGTGCCAGAATGGCGATGAGATTGCGTTTCATGGTGATTCCTCCTGAGTAAGAGACTGCATTGTAAAGCTTGACGTTGGAAAAGTCAATAGCCCGATTTTGCCCGCTCAGCATTGAACCCTGCCAAGAAAGCGTCCTCTTCGGTTTGCTCGGCAGGAGCCTGCTCATGGTTACCCTTCGGTAGCACGGCGTTGGCAAGGCGCGGATTGATTACCCTCTGCTTTGGTGCCGGGGTTGGAGCTGGCACAGGTGCGGTAGGGGCAACGGTGGTCTGCTTGGCCCAATCCTTGAACTGGGTCAGGCGCAGCGAAATGAAGGCGGCGTTCTCAGACTCCATCAACTCCTTGCCATCCGGGATCACATTGTCGCGCCATAGGGCGAACTGCGGCGTGCGGATGGTCTGCTCCCAATCCGGGTGGGCGGTGCTCAGCATGCGCACTTCGAGCCCGCGCTCCTGCTGCTGCTGGAAGCTGGTCAGCTTTTCCGTGACGATGCGATTCACGTCGTCCGCGGTGAAGACGTTTTGCTGCTCGCCGGCCGGCGCCTCGCCGCCACCGATATCCTTCAGGTCTTCACGCAGCATCTCGGCCAGTTCGGGGAAGGCCTCGCCCAGCTTCTCGAGCTTGAGGTCGAACTGGCGGCGCTCGCCCGGAGTTTTCGGCTGCGACTTCAGCGCCTCAACCTGCTGCATGAGTTGACCCAGACGACCACCCAGCTTGTCGAGGGTGCTCTGCTGACTCGAGACACGGGCGAGAACCTGAGCAACTTGCTCTTCGGTCAGCCCGGCAATAACCGGCTTCTGCTCGGGGGCAGGGTCGGCGGTCGGCGCCGGATCAGCAGCGGGATTGGATTTGTCGTCGGCGACCGGCGGTTCTTCGACCCGGGTGGGCGGGGTTTCCACCGGATCAGTAACGACGGCTGAAGCCGGCACCTTCTCGCCGCGTTCCTCGTGGAAACCGGCTTCAAATGCGGCGGCCTCCGCTGCCTCTTGTTCGGGGGTTTGTTGTTCGGTCAGCATGGCACTACTCCTGTTGTGAAATATCAAGTGCTACGTATTGTGCCTCAATGGGCTCGGCTTGGGCAAGAAGCAGGCGCATCTCGCGCATCTGTGCGCGGGTGGCTTGGGTGTCCTCCCAGTTCGTGTTCGGCGCTTCGAGGCGAAGCCGCAGCTCGGCAAGGCGCGATTCAGCGTATTGCGAAACCGCAATCCATGTGGCGCTGTGGGCATCAATTTTCATTGGGCATTATCTCCACAAAGAAGTCCAATAACCGCCCTGATTTGACGGTCCATAGTAAGTCGAGCAAGATGCTCTTTTTGTAAGCGAGCAGGCCACGGTTTTTTCTCACGAACCGGGCGCTGCTTTTTCTCGCGAGCGGGCCGGTGTTTGGCGATATCGGACATCTTCTTTTTTGTCTCTTCGGAATGCTTTCTTCCAAGCCCGGCAACCCTCAACTTCTCAAGAGTGACTTCCGATTTTGGCGGCATCTTTTTTCCGCGCTTTGCGGCAGAGAGTTTGGCTTTGGTTTCCTCAGAATGCTTGTAGCCCTTCTTTGAAGCCACACGCTTGGCCACATGCAACGGTGACTGGGGTGTGCCAAGCAAAGACATCCCTTCTTTTGCGATATTGTACCCGCAATCAACCGCCTCCATGCGCTCAATCCACATGGTTTCGCATGCCGCTCGATCTGAAACAAAACAGGTATCGATCTGCTTGACATCAAAGGCCCACTCGCCATATTTATCGAAAGCTCGCTGGAGCTTTTGGTTGTAGTGGATGCCTTGGCGCAAGTGGTTGAAGTGGCGATTGATCCGCTGCCGCATGTCCAAAGACGAACCAACGTAACATTTCCCAGTTACCAAGTTGGTGATTGAGTAGATCGCGCAGGTTCGCACTACTTGTCTCCGAGCCTACTCAATTTGTAGATCGCCTTCAGGTAGGCGGCGCCGATGTTGTCGAACAGGTTCTCGACAGGCTTCACCCCATCGCACACCGGACGCAGCGATTCCAGTTCCCGGAAGCTGGCCTGCAGCCGGGCAAGCATGTCGGGCTCACCGTCAGGGATTTGACCCAAGGCAATGATGGCCTCGGCCGTAGCATCAACAGCATCACGCACGCTGGCATAGAACTCGCCAAGAGCCTCGTGCTCCTGCAGGGTCTCGGTGGCCAGATGCTGCTTGTGCGCGGCGTCGGCGTCGGCGAACACAAGGTCGATCAGGGAATTGATGGCGCTCATTGGATATTCCTCAGTTGAGCCAGCGCATCCTCTGCGCTGTAGGCGGTGATCACGGGGAAGCCGAGCTGCCCGGCGTGATGATGGATTTCCTTCTGGGATTGAGACAACCGGCCGTTACGGGCCTTCATCTCGAGCAGGATACTGCGCCCCTCCGGCAACCAGATGATCAAATCGGGTATTCCCGATAGGGCGCCTTGGGTTTTAAGATTGGCACCCTCAGCAGGGTTGCGCGATCCACCCATCGGAACGGAGAACACAAGCGGGCGGTGTTCGTCCGGGCGCAGGTGCCAGTGGCGGCGCAGCGCGGCGACGAGGCGGCACTGCTCGCGGGCTTCTTCTGCCATCCTTGGCACCGTGGCCGGGTCTTGCAGCTCGAAGTCGTCAGGCCACAGACTCATAGTGCAAACCCCTGCCCATCAGGCGCGCGGCCCGGGGGTTCTACCGCTGGCGTGACCACCTGCTCGACCGCACCCTCGACAACCGCCTGCTGCTTGGCCAAGTGGCTGTCGGTCACCCGGGCCTCTTGGGCACTGACATGACCGAACTGGGCCAGCTCGCGCTGCAGGTCCATCTTCGAACCTTCGAGCGCCAGCTTGGATTTGATCTGCTCAATCGTGAGCTGATGTTTGTTGGCATACTCAAGCGTGGCAAGGCGCTCTCGCATTTCAAGCTCAGCCTTTTTGGTGGCAGCAGTCACCATCGTACGCTCATTCTCGGCAGCTACGTAAAGTGTGTCCCGATCTATGTCACGCGCGATGCGAGCCTGATCGGTGGCGACTTCCATCTGGGTCGTCTTGATGTCGGTCTCGGCCCTGATCTGGGCAACCTGAACGCGGGGGTCGGGCGGCGTCGGCTGGGACATGAGCTGTTGCAGCTCGGCCGTGGTGAATTGCACGTCTTCCGGGGTGAGCCCGTTGAGCTTGGCCACTTCCTTGAAGTAGCGCGCAGGGTCGATACCGAACGCCGGATTCACCAGCATCTGCGGAACAGCTTGGGTCAGGAAGGTGGCGCGCATATCCTTGGCCACCAGTGCGCTGGCGCCACGCGGCACGACGCGGAAGTCACCCTTGATCGAGTCGTCTTCGCCGAACTCCATCATCCAGTCATAGTAGGCCGTGACATGCGGCTTCGTGATCGAGTCATCGAAGATGCGTGCCATGCGCCGCAGCAGGCTCGAAGCGTTGGCCACGAGAATCTGCATGCCGCCAACCGTATCCGGCACGCCGTTCGGCCCTTGCTGGCCTTGCAGCAGGATAGGCAGACCGGTGACGTTCTCGGCCATCTTCAACACGAAATTCACAGTCTCGAGCAATTCCTGCTGGATGCTGGGAATCTGCACCGCATTGAAAGCCTTGGTCACGTCCGGGATGTCGGCGTCGGGCTTGAGCAGCCAAACCTTGCGCGGTGTGATCTCCCATTTCCCGTCGGCCGGGATGATGGAGCCGCGACCGAGAATGATCTGCGGGCCGCTGGACAGGCCGGCATTCTCCATCATGGAGCGCACCGTGGCGTTCAGGATGGCTTGGCAGGCACGAATCTGGCGGGAAATGCCGATACCCCACGGGCTGCCAGCCGTCTTCTGCCAGCACATGAAATCGTATGGGTAGCGACCCTTGCTCAGCGGCGCCAAGTGGGCCTTGACCGGGGTGTCGTTGATGATGGTGATCACCGCGGCCACGCCACCCTTGATACCGCCGCAATCGCAACCCATTGCGATCACATCGTCGGCGGACAGGAAGCCGTGGTAGTACCAGACGCTGAAGCGCTTGGCGGTCGGGTCTTTCGAATCCGACGGGTTTTCGGCCATCGTGGTGGCAGCGTTCGCCTTCGGACCTTCCTCGATAACCCGCTCAATGGCGTCAGCAAGATAGCTCGGGTCACCCTGCAACTCGCGAACCTGCTTCTCGGTGAGCTTGTCGTGCTCGATGAAGAACTGGCCGTTGTGGATGTTGTCGCCGCAATCAGGTGCCGGGAAGCAGTTCCATACCGAGATCGACCGGGATTCCGGGACGATCTCTTCCGAGATGACCATCGTGCCTGCTTCGGTCTTCATGGAGCGGCGCATGACCGGGATCGGCCCGCGCATGACGCCGGTGCCCAAACGGGCCGAGCTATCGACCAGCGTGCGCAGCTCGGAGTTGTAGCCGCTTTCCTGCAGCTTGTCATCGATCCACGTCTGGGCGCCACGCGCCGCGATCCGCAGCTTGTCCTCGACCGACTGCTTGACCTGTTGTTGTTGCACCTGCTCCGGCGTGGCCGGCTGCCCGTTGGCATCCACCATCGGCGGCTGCCCGGCCTCCGGCACCTGCGGTTGCTGCGGGACTGCCGTACCCTGCAACACCTCGCCACCCATGATGGCAAAAGGTATCGGGGAAATCTCGATGGAGAAAGCCCGGTCATCCACCGGCGACAGCACCTCGATCACCTTGGAAGCGGCCGTCTCGACGTATGGTCGAGTGATGTTCAGGAACACATTGGATTTGAAGGCGTTCTTCGGCTTGGCCAGAAGCGGGGAATCCAGCGTCATCCCTTTGTAGTAGGACGACTTGGATGTCGATTCCTCACCCTCGTAATAGGCTTGGTCTTCCGCCCACTGGCGCTCGATACCGCTGGCCGCGCGGAAGCGGATCGCCTCGTCGCGTCGCTTGATCAGCACCTGACCCAGCTTCTGCCGTAGCTCTTCCTGCTGATAATCGAGTCGCTGCTGCTCAGCCTCGGCCTGCTCTGGTGAGACCAGCATGTCTTCAAGCAATTCGGTAGCGAGCGCTTCGTCTTCCAGATAAAGTTGTTCGGTTTGCATTAAAATTCCCCTGCCCTTACCCGGGCCAAGATACCCGAGTTGCTGGGCGTGAGTGGTTCTTCTTCAGGGTTGGCCAAGATCGGACTACGGTTGTTCGCCTCGGCGAGAATCCCGGTGTTGGCGTAAGCACCTGTAGCGGCGGAAAGCTGGCCGCCGGCCGCATCGACCGTTGGATTTTGCAGCTCGGCAATATCGCGACGGCTGGGGTTCCAAGGTTTCGGTTCTGCAGGTTGCGCTACGTTGAGTTCCTGTTGGGTCGGCGGCTTCGCTGTGAATTCCATTACTCTGTTTGGGACACCAACAGGTTGCCAATCAGATTCACCAACCCCCGTCACCTTGTTCATAAGCGAACCTTGATTCTGATACAAGGTGACTGTTCCGTCGGAGTTCCTCACATACCCCATCGCACCACCTGCATCCTGCAACGATTTCAAATCGTTGTATATTGTCGACGCATCATAGGGGGCGCCTTTTTCAGTACGCAAGTTGTAAATTATTTTACCATTTTCGCCGATGACAGATGCGTATCGACCATCTTCCATTTGTGCAACGGCCGTAGTTAGACCCGCCTTAACTTGACCAACAAAATTGTTGTATTCCGCCGCCTGCTGGTTGTAGAGATCGGCCGCCGCCTGATTGGCGGCATTTACCTGTCCCACCTGAGCGTTGTAGTTTTCAACCAGATTGGCGTACTCACCATAGCGCTTTGCAGCGGCTTCCTGATCTTGGCGAACTCGTTTGACGTTGGGCATGATGTTGGCTCAGGCGATGATGCCGCGGATTAGAACATACTTCAGCCGAACACACCAGTGGTATCCTGCCAAGGCTCGGCGACCGGGCCATCATCCACGAAAACATCCTCGACCCCGTCGCTCATCCCGAACACCCCGGGGTTATTTTCCATGTGTGTGTTCGCCCGCTTCAGCCCCACCGCCAGCTGCTGAAATGCGTCGGCCCCGTTGGAGTTCTTGTCGTGCAATGGCGACATGGTGAAGCACTGGCGCTTCGGATCGTAGGCGAATTGGTAGCCGCGCAGCGCCCGCAAGCCCTTCTCGCACCCCTCCTTGTCGATCCAGCAGCGGGATAGCAGCATCCGAGCGGCGTCGATCTGCTGGGATTTCGGCAGCTTCTGCACGATCTTGATGTTGCGCATGCCAAGGTTGCGCAGGGTCTCGAGCCGGCTCACACCCGTGCCAAGCTCCCGGACATTGGTATCGTGTGGCATCAGGTGGGCGCCGAAGCTCTTGGCGTATGGCAGCTTGCGCAGCCACTCCACGAAATGTGCAAGGGCTTCCCCGGATTCCTCGTAGTAGTGGAGCAGGTGAAGTTCGCGCCCGACACTCTGGGCAGTCCAGATTGCCGTGCTGTCCGACATCCCCAAGTCCCATGCCGTGATGACCGGCCCGCCATCAGGTTGCCAAGGGACTTTCCCGATCTGGGTGATCTTGATGTAGGGGAGCAAGATGCGGCCGGTTACCGTGGCCGCGGGGTCGCACATGAACTCGGCTTGAAAAGCCTCATCGGTCATCCCTCGCTTCAGGTCTTCAACCTCATCAGCCGAAAGAACACCGGTTTCACTTACAGGCAAGAGGGTGGAAAACCAGTTGGCCGGGTCGGATTTCGCCCGCTCGTATAGCTCCCATAGTGGGTTGTCATGGCCTTTTACTGTACCGCTGAATATGGCCCAGCCACCACGGTCAGCCAGTGCCGGGCGAATAATTGTGTCCCAGACATAAGGGGCGATGTCCTGATATTCGTCAAGAACAATCCCGGACAAAAAGATACCCCGTAGCTTCTCGGCATTCTCAGCACCGAGCAACATGATGTTTGCACCCTTCTTGCTCAAGTTGGTTGGATCGGGTAGCGTGACCGTCAGGTTCATTTCGCTAACAGAGTAGCCCGGGCACTTGGCAAAGCAAGCGGTGTAGGACTTCAAATATTCCCAGAGAACTTGCCTCGCCTGCACTTGAAATGGGGCCATCATGGCGTATTGATCGCGCATCCCATCGGGACGCTTGTGCAGCGCCCGAACGATAATGTCGTTGAGCAAGGCAATACTTTTTCCGCAACGCCGATGTGCTATCACCACCCCCCATCGTTGGGTGCGCGAGTGCAAAGGAACAAACACCGATCTTGGGTGATAACTGTACTGATCAAAGGCTGACATCCCTTTTACCCTTTCTCGCTTTTATTTCATCTGGTGAAATGCCGGCTTTTCGCAAATACCTGTTTGCTGTCGATGGTGAAATACCAAGCTCAACCGCGATGTCTTTAAGGCGCAACCCTGATTTGAACAGAGAAACAAGACGCGCTTCGTCAATTACCGATCGCATCGCATTGTTTGCCGCAGCTCGTGATGATTCGGATTTCCCGAGTTGTCGTTCAAGCGCCCGCCGCACGACATAACGATCCACACCAAGCACCCTACCAATCGCAGCGTGGTTAAGCCCGGAGTTGTGCAGGGTCAGCAACCGTGAAAGCTGATCATTATCGAGATCAACACGACGGATATTTGTTCGCGATCTCGTATCTACACCGACCCTACCAAGCATGAGGGTTATCGTACAGGCATGGCAGCCAAACTCTTCGCCGATACGTTCAAGCGACCACCCCTCATTGAAAAGGAGCGCGGCACTCTGACAATCCAAAATTGAAAATGGTGAATTAACCCCCGGAATACCAGCCGGCATCCGGATGTTGTATCCGGACGAAATGGAGTCGAACTCTAAAATCTTGGCACCCTCAAGTGTTATCAGGTCAGCGTCATCATTGGAAGCAGCAAGCACATCTATTGAAAAAGCCAAGGCACCATGTTTTCTCATGGCGGGGTAAAGCTTTGATTTATGAGATCGGTTTCGATCTGGATACAGCGCACAGGCAATGTGTTCAGCCAGCCTCGCAATGAGCGCCCTGTGCGTCGAGCCAATGTAAATTTTACCTGTTGGTCCGAGCAACCTATATATGACGCCGGTTGTGGCGGCGATCTGTTCTTGCTCACACATGATTTTGGCCGCCAAGCGACAGCAATCCCACGGGGCCGTACCGTTTCGCTTGGCGATTTTTGCCAGATCACGCATGAGCAAGTCTCCTGTTGATATCACCATGCTACCACCAACCCTACACGGCATCAACCGGTATGAAGGCGGCACCGTACCCGTGATAGACCTCCTTCATGGCCTCGCCGGTGTTCATGTGGATGCGCAGCGTGTCCTCATAGTCCACGGCATAACCCCCTGCCAAGTTGCAAACGACCGGAATCCCATGCTGCTTGGCCAGATGGA